AACGAGCCAACGGCAACCAATATCGGCCCAATGGCGGCGGCGGCGGCAACCAGCCCAACACCAAATTTGAGCACCGCCGGGTCAGCCGTCGCCAGCGCCGTGGCAATTTCGGCGCCCCGTTTGGCCAGGTCCGTGGCAAAGTCCAGAATACCGCTTTCGGCAATGGCCTGCGCTGCGCCTTCGGCCGCGCTTTTAAACGCCTCCAGCGCCCCCACAAAGCCCTGGTTGAGAATCTTGCCCTGCGCCGCGGCATCCACCTTGGAGATGCTTTCGGCCATCTTATCAAACCCGGCCGCCCCGTCCTTGGCCAGCAGCAGCGCGGTGCGGATGGCATCCGAGCCAAAGATTTGCGACCCGAACTTGTTGCGGTCCTGGTCGGAGAGGTTTTTAAACGCCTCCTGCAGCTGGCCCGCAATTTCACGGAGCGGACGCATCTTACCCTGCGCATCGAAGAAATTCAGCCCGAGCTGCTTGATGGCCTTTTCAGCCTCCTTGCTTTGGGGCACCAGCCGTTGCAGGAAGGTTTTGAACGACGTGCCCGCGTCCTGCCCGCTGCTAAAGCCGGAGGACGTAACACCCAGCGCCGTGTTGAAATCCTCGAACGACACGCCCAATTGACCCGCAACCCCGCCAGCCTGCCCGAGCGCCAGCTTGTAGTCGTCAATGGCGAACTTGCTGGCAATGGTGGTGCCGGTGATGTTGCTCACCAGCCCGGCCGCATCCTTGGCCGACTTGCCAAAGTTGTTCATCACGTCGGTGGTGATGTCGGCCGCCACCGCCAAATCCGCACCGGTGGCCGTGGCCAGGTTGGTGCTGGCATCGGCCGCCCCGCCCAAAATATCGGCCACGCTCAGGCCGTTTTTGGCCAGGGCTTCCAACGCCTGTGCCGCCTGCACGCTGGAGAACTTCAGGCTCGGGTCGAGGGCAATGGTCTGCGCCTTTTTGCGCAGCGATTCCAGCTCCGCACCGGTGGCTTGGGTGGCGGCCTGCACCTTGTTGAATTCGGCCTGAAAGTCGCCGCCGATTTTCAGCGCCGCGCCGCCAATGGCCAGGGCCGGCACGGTTACGTACTTGGTCAGGCTCTCGCCCACTGATTTCAGCCCCTCGGCAAACTGCACCAGCCCGCGCAGTTCCCGGCGGGCGTCGGCCATAGCCGCTTTGAAGCCCGATACTTCGGCGCCTAAAACAACGGAGACGGAGGCTAAAATATCGGCCATAATACTTAATCAAGGGCATCGAGCCGCGCTAGCTCGGCGGCGTATTCTTCATCGCTCAATTCCAGGACGAGCGACTCATCTTGCTTCGGGTCGCCTGGCAGCCACAGGCCGAGGTCAGTGGGCTGTATAATCGGGTCGTCTTCTGTTGTCCGGCGAGCATTAAACACTTGCGCGGCCAGCCAACGGGTGCGCTTCCAATCAGTTGCCTGCCGCCGGTGGTAGCCAGCGGCCATGCGTTGGAATTCGGCATAGGTGAGTTCCCATAGCGTATCAGGGTGCAAGGCCAGCTCCCCTAAGCCGAATTCCAATAAGTCATCAAGCGTGACGGGCGGGCCTGCTACGCCGGCATCGTCGGGGCCTCCGTCGTGGGCTTTCCCGGCATCAGGGCGGCCGTCATCACGTCACGCACCTTATTCCAGTCGGCTTGCGGCATCTCGTCAATCCAGTCGCCTACCGTTTCCGGGGCAAAGCCTTCGGGCAGGGCATTGTCGGCTGCGCGCTGCTGTAGACCGCAATACGCCATATCGACAAAGAAGCGGATAGGATTGGTTTGCATCGCGCTAAGCAAGCTTTCCACGGCCTGGCTGGGGCGCAGTTCAGAATAGGCCCCCAGGGCATTCATGCCAAACTTAAAGGTGCGCGGCTGGCCGCCGATTTCAACCGTGATTTCCCCGCGGCGCGTGGCAGCGGGAGCGTTATTTTTCAGTGACATGGGTATGATAAATAAGTGAGACAGGAACGCCACGCAGCCAGTCAGCAAGGCCAAAGGGTTGCGTGGCGTTACCCATGTCGGGGTTATTGAATGATGGTTTTAGCCAGCGGGCCGGTGCCCTGAAAGCTGATGCTTGCGGTAGAAGCGCCCGTCAGGCCCCCTTTCACGCTGTGCTTGGTCAGAATGATGCGCCCGCGGTAGCGCGCAGCACCCGTGCCCACACCCAGCGAGAAGCCCATGCGGATTTTGCGGCCGGCAATTTGGTAATCCAAGAGATTTTCACTTGATACGCCATCGGTGGCATCAGTTTGTGCGGCCGGTATACCGCCGGTGCCGGCGGGGGCATCTGTCAGGCGGCGCTGGTAGAGAGTGCCCGAGCCGCTGAACGAGTTGGCGCCATTGTCGAATTCTTTCCAAACCGTACCGTCCTCGTCTTCCGAGTCGGAGCAAGTGACCTCTTCGGTATCGGTGTCGATGTCTACCGAAATATCGGAGAGGCAACGCACGCGGGTGTAGCTGCCTGAGCCTTCGGTTTTTTCAACCTCGAACGTGACGTCCTTGGCTTTAATTGGGGTTTTTGCCATTGTATTTGCAGAAAAAGAGGTGAGAGATTAAGCCAGCGGGAGCGGGAGACTGTAGTCGAACTGGTTGTTTTCGGGTTCCGGCAAAATCAGCGCGGGCTCGGTTGCCAGCTCCAATAGGTAGTCCTGAGTGCGGAAGTAGCAGGCCGCCTGAGGGTCGTCTAAATCGTGGTCGCCATCCCACTGGATATACACGCCAGGGGCTTCATAATAATGCAATTTTTGACGCACGGCCTTAGTGAGTGCCGATAGTTGGCTGTAGCTGTCAGCGTAGACCGAAATCTGCACCCGGGCTTCGTCGTCCAACTCGCAGCCAGGGCCGCCGGTCGGGTTGTTGTCAATGAGTTGGTAAACGATGTAGGGGCGCGGCTTTCCCTGTTCGGCCCGCACCGGGTAGATGCGGCTGCCGACGATGGCCGAAACCGCGGGGGCCTGGCTCAGCAGGGAAAAGATGAGTTCGCCGGGTTCCACTACTATTTGTACACTAGTTTAAATTCCGACAGGATGATGGCTTTGCACTCGTCTTTGATAATCTGAATGGCTTCGTCTTTCTTGGCATCATAGGCCGGGCGCATGAACGGCCGCGCCGGCATGGAGCCGGTTTCCTGACCGTTTTTCTTGCGGCGCGGCGCGGTGCCGTATTCGATTAAGTGCCCCGCGTAGCCCTTGAAAGGGCCGCCCCGCCGCGGGCCGATGTAGCGCTGGGTGCCGCGCCCCTGGCCTCTGCCGGCAATGCCACCAATCGATTTCTTGGTGTCGCCTTCGCCAACCGGAACCAGGCGGCGGGCTTCTTCTACAATGGGCTTTTCGGCCTTGCGCAGAATCTGGCCCGCTACCTTGTTCGACAGCGCCTTGTCGCCACTCAGGGCCGCTAGTACCTGGTCTAGCTCCTTAATACCTTCAAAGCGCAGATTCTTGGCCACGGCGCAGACAGGTAAGAGTGAGCCCTACGCGCCGGCCGATTTCGGTGACGGCGGTAATGAGGTAGGTCTGATTTTCGTAGAGCACCCGCCACACCGGGCGCACGTCGGACCGGTAGCGGATGGTGAATTGGGTGGGCTGTTCGGCACGCAACTGGTCGTTGTCGTAGACTTCGGAACCGGGGCGCGGGTAGCTAAGTTGGGCGGGCACGGTGGCGGCATCGGTGAATGATGCGGGGGCTTCTTCGCCATAGGAGTTTTGGGCCACCACGGGGGGGGCTTGCAGGGTAATGCGCCGGTCCAGCTTGCCGATGTTCATTTAGATGGTGGGCTCCCGTAGCATGCTCATCAACCGGCGGGCCGTGTCCGGCACCTCCGTTACATTCAGCCCCACGGCCACTGATTGGCGGTTTTCGTACCAGTGCCCCAGGGTGAAGCGCATCCACTGACCGGCCAATTCCTGTTCGTCGGGCGAGAGCACCACCGGGTCAGCCCACCGCACGAAGCGGAAGGCCAGCGGGTCGGCATCGGGGTCTATCACCTGCGTAAGAGCAGGTTCACCCACGGCCGGCCACCGGCGCTTGCTCTCCACGCGAAAGGCCGCCTGCACCGTCACCAGTTGGGCGGCAATGTCGGCGTCGTCCTCGTCGGAGGTGACGCGCAGGAAGGCTTTGGCCTGGTCGAGGGTAAGCATGGCGGACTACTCGGCGAAACCGCCTTCGT